ACGATCCATCAGACAACTATAAGGAGTTGCATGAATTGGCGCAATCTGTTGGAATTGATAGGGGGTACCACTGTAACTCTGGCGGTAGACTATATTATATGGTCAGGCGAAAGAGGCGAGTGATCAAGGAGCTGCTATTAAGAAGGGCTATGGTAGTTAGTAAGCAAACTGTCAAGTATTATTTATTGAGCGGTTATTTAAATGTAACCATACAGACAAACTTTGAAAGGTATAAGAATGATGACTTCTTCGAAAAGCTGTTTAAAGAGATTTTAGATCTTTACGATTTACCTTACACAAGATTTAGCATACAGGTTAAGGTATACAACAATCAGATAGTTGCGTATAACTACGCAAACGATACAACCGTAAAGTTTACAGCCAGACCGTCTAACCCAGAAGGTAAAATAACAATTAAACGTGAAGATACGATAGAAGAAATAGACGTGCCTGCGTTTGCTAAAAAAAGATTGTTGGATAACGCCAAACCATTGTCGCTGTTGGTTGCCAGAAATAAAACTAACATAAAATGAATTTAAATAGTTAAATTTGCAATAATGGAATTTACACCAGACGATTTTAAACGGATGATGTTTAACGTTTTTGAGGCTGACATGAGCAAAAGCTTTTTGGTTCAGTTTCCAGAACTTAAACTATACTCAGAATTTGAGAAAAAGCTAGCGCCTCCATTAGACACCAATAAGGTTATAAGGTATATAGCGTATGTTTACGATAAAAACTCACCGTACCGTGTTAAGTATAAGGACATAACTCAAAGAAAGGTTAGGGCTATTATTGACGCAGGCTACGAGCTGGAGGGCAAGACATTTAACAAGGAGGTTGAGGATGTTTTGCAAGGTCGTAACCACAAGGTGACCGACATGATTGTGGCATTTATAAAGCTGCACTGCAATGTGGGTTACGCTCACGTAGTTTTACTAGAGGCAATGTACTACCAAATTATGAAGGAGGTATTGCTTGGCCAATCAGCTAAAATTACAGACCTGCAAAAAACAAAAGAGGCTTACGAGGAGGCAATGAATGACGTGTTACAGCACGATCAAGATAAAGGGCTTATGAAGTCTTTGTACAAATCAATTAACAACGACAAGCTAAGACTAAGCCCAGAAGATATAGCAAACGAGCTAAAAGAAAAAGGCAAAATAAATCTTTCTGATGAGTAAGGAGCTAGAGATTTACAAGAAGTATAAAAAGTTTGGTATTAAGCCAAAGGTGCTTGAGGGCTACAAGAAGTCCGAGAGGTTTATATTGTTTAATGAGGAAGATCCTGACCTGGACACTATAACCGTTCAAATGCCAGAAGAGCCAGACTGGAATCTTATAGCAGGATTTGGTAAAAAGGCTGAGGATCAACGATTTGAGCGCACACAAATACCTGTAAAACTATTTGAGTTACAGAACGCTCAGGATGAGGATGGTTTTTTCTTGACTCAAGATGAAATTTGGGCCAAGATAGAGGAGCAACCCGAATATTACAAAAACGAAATACAGTTTATAAAGCAAGAATGGCTTAGACGTGTCTATGGTCATTGGTTTTTTAACAACGGTGTGCCTACATATATAGATGGGTGGCATTATATGTACCTAAACTACTACGAACTTGATATCGGGCTACCAGAATATCGTGATAGAGACAGGCGTTTCTTTCATTTTGCTAGATTTTGCTACAATGATCCTAAGTGCTATGGGTTTATTTACCCTAAACATCGACGTGAGGGTGCAACTTACAAGACTAGTTGCATACATTACTGTATTATAAGCCTATTAATTAAGGCAAGGGGTGGTATTCAGTCAATGACGGACGACTCTGGCCGAGACGTGTTCCAAAAACACATTGTCGATCCATGGAGATCAATGCCATTCTTCTTCAAACCTAACCACAACGGCGGCGATGACCCAAAGGCTATCCTAGCATTTAGGGCAAGCTCGTCTAGGGGTAAGGCTGGAGTGAAATACAAGTCAGGCAAGTCGTTAGGTAGCGAGATTAGTTTCCGTGCAAGCGTAGAAACAGCATATGACGGAACAAAGCTATACTTCTACCATCACGAAGAGGTTGGTAAGGCTGTGAATGTAGACATAAATAAAAGATGGGAGGTTGTGCAGTTAACATTGTCAACGGGTGCTGGTGGTAAAATCCACGGTTTCAGCATACACACGTCTACGGTGGGTGAAATGGAGCTTGGTGGTGGTGAACAGTTTAGAGATTTGTGCGAAAACTCACAGTATGGCAAACGAAACGCTAACGGACAAACTGCTACAGGATTATATGTACTATTTATTCCAGCTTGGGATGGACTAGAGGGTTATGTGGACAGCTATGGCATGAGTGTAATTGACACGCCAAACGAACAGCAAGCAAAAGAGATAGGAACATCTATAGGAGCCAGGGAGTTTATCTTAAACACAATAGAATACCTAAAGACTCTGCCTAAAAAAGATAAGTTACTACAGTTTCAACGAGAACACCCAACAACTTACAGAGGTTGTTTTAGGTCTAACTCAAAAGATCCGTTCTTTAACATAGCCAAGATAGAAGACAGGCTAGATGAGATTAGAAAAGACAAAACAGCTGTTACTAGAGGTAACTTTGAGTGGATTGGTACACCTTATCAGACTGGAGTTAAATTTATTCCACACGAAAACGGCAGGTTTGAGATGTCATACCAACTGTCGCCAGACAAAGCCAACAAAGTTATTTGGGATCAATCACTTGAGTCGTTTGTAGCCAACAATATAATGTACTGTGCTGGAGCTGACCCATTTAAAGCCAATACAACTAAAGGCAAAAAACGATCAAACGGCGCAGGCGCTGTATTTTGGGGCCATGACATTATGATTGACTCATACGAAAAGCCACTAGAGGAATGGGAGAGTTGTAGGTTTGTTTGCGTTTACTCATTTAGGCCAGACACCAAAGAAGAGTACGGAGACGACATGATTAAGATGTGCGTGTATTGGGGTTGTCCAATGTTTCCAGAAACAAACGTACCTTTTGTAAGAGAACACTTTGAAAAGAACGGTTACAGCGGAATGTTGATACACAAGTTTTCAAATGGTAAATACGATAATGCAGGTGGTGCCGATACAACCGAGAAGGTAAAGCAAAAAATATTTCAACTTTACCAAACCCATATTGAGAGACACGCTCACAAAGAAAAACACGCTCAACTATTGCAGGAAGTGCGTGATATCAAAGGCGTTGACGATATGACCAACTGGGACTTGTTTACAGCTGGGGGTTATGCCATGCTAGGCATAGACAACTATCTGCCAGACGTACAAAAACAACAAAAACAAGATAACGAAATTAACTATACCTTTGTGGAAACCTTTTATTATTAATGCAAAATTTTGTCGATAATAGCACGCCAAATCTTTACAATTTTCCAGCCCACGATGTGGACCCTTCTATTAAATTGAAAAAAGACTGGAATGTTCAGTACTGCCAAGCGATCCATTCATTATACAGAAACAATCTGACTGGTATCAATTACTCAGATGTTGATATGTTCGCTAGATTCAGAGCGTACGGTAACGGTAACCAAGATAAGCTCCAATACATGGACTGGTTGGGCATAACAAAAAGACCAACGCCATCATTGCCTACACAAGCAACTGGTGTTAGTGGTCCAACCCAACAACCTTCCGACTTTGTTAGACAAGGTTTCATGAACTTAAACTGGGAAATTTTATCTGTTGCCCCAAATTTTAAAAACGTAATCTTAGGAACATTTGAAGACATTGAACACGACATTTACGCTGACGGTGTAGACGAGAAATCATCTGCTGAAAGAGAAGAGGCTAAGTGGATGTTGTGGATGGAAAGACAAATGAACGAGCAGATCGAAGAGGTAAGAAAAGCTGTAAAATTAAAACAACAAAGACCAGACTACATTCCAGAAACAATGCAAGAATTGCAAATGTTTGCGTCTTTAGGTGGTTTTAGATTAAAGAGTGAAATATCTATCGAGGAAGCTTTAAGATATACTAAGTATATATCTGAGTGGAAAGAGATCAAGCGTAAAATATTTGAAGATTTATATGAGTTAGGTGTAGCCGTTACTAAAGATTATGTTTGCCCACAAACTCAAAAAATTAAAGTAAGATATTGTGATCCAGCTTTGTGTGTTATTCCATATGTACAACAAACTGAGTTTGCTAATATGCCATTTGCTGGCGAATACATCTTCTACACAATTGCAGAGATCAGAGCGTTAAACAATCCTGACGGAACAGCTACATTTACAGAAGAAGAGTTGCAAGAAATTGCGGCTAAGTCAGTTAACCAATACAACAACCCTGCAATTATTAACAACTGGTACATTGATCAATTTGGTCGTTACGAGTATGATACATTTAGAGTGTGTGTTATGGACGCTGAGTATAAATCAGATGACTTTAAGTTTACAACTGAAAGAATTAACTCTAAAGGTGAAAAAATCGTTCACCAAGATGAGTATGGTAAAGTAAGAACTGGTGACAAAAGAAAAACTCATATCACTAAGACACTTATGGTTTACAAATGTAAGTGGATTGTAGGAACTGAGTTTGCTTGGGATTACGGTCATCAATTTGACATTCCAAGACCAACACCTTCACAAGCTAACTTAAGCTACCACGCTTACAGATTAAAGGGTGGCAGTATGATTAAGAGAATGATTCCTTTGTTGGATAGCATTCAATTATCTTGGTTAAAATTACAAAACGCAAAAGCAAAAGCAGCCCCAAGTGGATTAGCAATTGAATATGGATCGTTATTAAATATAAGTATTGGTAATAATAAATTATCACCATTAGAAGTACTTAAAATTAGAAACCAAACTGGTGATATTCTATATCAAGCTACTACACATAGAACATATATGCCTAGTCAAACTAACTACAAACCTATCCAAGAGTTACAAGGTGGTTTGGGTGTACAAGGCCAGGAGTTCTTACAGTTAATATCTCATGATATTGATATGATCAGACAGATTATAGGTATTAATAGAATAGCTGACGCTAGCTCGCCTGTAAATGATCAATTGGTAGGTGTATCAGAGATGTCGCTTCAAGCTACGTCTACGACGCTAAAACCAATGTATTCTGCCTATATTACATTAAAGGAAAGAGTATTTAGAAATGCAGCTCTAAGAATACAATTAATGGTTAAGTTTAGCGGTGAGTATGAATTGAGCTATTTTAAAGCGTTAGGTAGCGCTATAACACAAACATTAAAGATTGGTTCTGAAATCAACAATGCAATGTTCGGTATCAGAATTGAAGCTAAGCCAGACGCTCAAGAAAAACAAAACATTATTAATGCAGCTCTTGAAAGCTTGAGAGTAGGTAGACAAGGTACACCGTTATTAGGTTACGCTGACTACTTGATGGTTCAAGACTTTGTATCTAAAGGACAAATTAAGTGGGCTAAGGCTTACATAGCAAATAAAGAGCAACAGACCTTGAAGAGAGTAGAACAGGAGAAGCAACAAGCTATCGAAGCTCAAGGTCAACAACAACAAATGTTGCAACAACAAAAAGGTGAGCAAGATCAAATGCTATCTCAAATGGAAATTGATAAGATCAAAGTTGAAAACGAAGAAAAGAGAAAAACTATTGAGCTTCAACACTATTTAAAGATGGATGAGATCAGACTTCAAATGGGTATGAAGGTAGACGAACAGATGACCTTTAAATCAATTGAAATGCAGCACCAACATGATATGATGGAGAAACAAACCGAACAGGCAATGGTACAGCAAGCAATGATGCAGCAGCAACAAGCTATGCAACAACAGCAAGGTGCTCCGCAAGGACAACCACCACAACCGCCTCAAGGTCAAGAAGTTCCACCAACTAATATTCCAGCATAATCATGGCACCTAAAGGTAAAAAATCATCAGCAGTAGCAATCTACTCTACACAAAGAAAAACCTAAAAAAAGACGCAAAGGCATACACGCTAAAACAAAGTGTTCTAAAACTAAGACTAGTAAGAACTATGTAAAGCTTAGCCGAGGTCAAGGTTAAAAAAAAAACAAATTTTATTTGCAGTGTAATATTTTTTTATTATACTTGCAACACTTCTGCAAAGGGAAGGCGGTTTGAAGACTTAGCTGACCCTTTGTAGATTTGATATTTTAACTTGGTTCTTGTCCCTACACCAAGTGTAGCTAAAGCAGAAGTGCTACGAAACAAAATGGGGGTAAAACAAATAGTTCAGTTCATAGCGACAAAACCTTCTAAGGCGTAAGGTTTTCGGCACTAGCAAACACAATGTACAGCCGATAGCTAAAAAGTGGAGTTTATTGAATCCGTTGTTTGGCCACTCGAACGAGCATACTGCAAATAAGAAAACAATTATGGAAATGGTATACCTTCGGTATATTTATTCATAATCATTGTTTGCTTGTAATAGACCCCTTATGCCCTTACAACAATATCTAACTTATTAATTAATAACAAATTATTTCACTTAAAAAAAACAACTTAGTGAAAAATTTACTTACTTTGCATCCAAATACAATATTTATGACAGGAAATATGGATCAAATGAAGGCTGACTTTCTTAGCGGTTTAGGTGTAGAAGCCAATACACCAGAGCCAAAAGAAACTCCAGCTTCAGAACAAACACCAGTTGATACAGGTGTTGAACCACAAGAGCTAGTAGAACCACAGGCTCCAATTAGCTCAGAATCAAACGACAAAGGATCCGAATCAATCGACAGATTGCAATTGATCAACGAAACCTTTGGAACTAACTTTGCGTCTATGGACGATGTTGAATCTTTTAAAGGGGTTCTATCAGAGTTACCAGTTCTTCAAGATGCGAAACAAAAATATGACGAGATCAAAGGTCAGTCTGTAGCTAAGTTCCACTCAAAGAATATTGAGGAGATTAACAACTTTGCATTACAAACTGGTATCGAAGATCCTGCCTTTGTAAAACAAGTAAAACAGTTTTCATTGGCTGAAAAGAAAGATCCTGTTGAGGCATTAGCAATTGCCGAGATACTAAAAGACCCATCATTAGCAGACAAAAAAGATTTGTTAATGAAGTCAATTAGAAGGGAGTATAAAACATCCTACAACGAAGACCTATATGGTGATGACTTGGAGGAAGCTCAAGAGAGAGCACAAATGGAGCAATTCAGATTAGACCGTAAGGCTGCTGAGGCGACCAAATTAATTAGCGAAACTATGGACAAAGTTCAAAAGGCTGGTCCTGTGTTGACGGTGAACGACACTATACAACAAAAACAAGAGCTCAAGGCGCAATGGGCTAATATTGTTGAGTCTAACACTGATCAAATATTTGGGAAGGTTCCTGTTCAAGTACCGAAGGGAAAGGATAAGAATGGCCAAGACATATTTGAGACAATAGACTACATAGAGTTATCACCAGCTGAAGCAAAAGAGCAAGCTCAATTGGTAGTGAATCGATTGGTAAATTCTGGACTGGAAATCAACCAAGAGAATCTAATCAATGCAGTAAGCGAGCAGTATGACATGATTAAAGCCAAGAATCTGTATCAGATTGTTGGAAAGGTTATGCAGCGAGCCGAGAGCGCTACGAAGCTAAAGCTAGAGAAGGAGATTTCAAATCCTTCCGCCCTAAAGGTAGAGACACCTGCTGCTGGCAAACAACAGAAAACCGCTTCAGACCAAATCTTGGAGAAGTGGGAAAAGTTGTTCAAGTAGCGAATCTCCAAACAAACAACTTTAAAAACTTAAAAAAAATTAATTAAACAAAATGGCAAACGTAGCAGCGCAGTATCAAAGTAATTATGTATCTGCATATGATGTACACAAACCAGACGTATTGAGCAAAATGTTCAACCGTTATGGCGATCAAGGATCTTCTTGGTTCTTAACTTTAGAAAAATTAGGCTTTGTAAAGCCTGTGGGAGCAACTAGCTACTCACACTATGAAAACGAATTGAAGAACCCAACTTTCAATTCTTTAGGTGCGGTTTCAAGTACTGGTACAGCTCCAGCTTTGACTATCACTGTAACTTTAAGCCCGTCTAACTTAGACAGCTTTAACAACTTCTACCCACGTTTAAATGATATCACTTACTTCAAAGGAGGTCAATTAGGTATCATTACAGCTATCAACGTAACAACTCCAACAGCTCCAGTTTTAACTATCACACAAGTTAACACATGGACAGGTGGTCTTAGCGTTGCTGCTGGTGAAGAAATCTCTTTGGTATCTAACGCTTTCTCTGAAGGTAGCGATCAACCAAAAGGTATCATGCCAGGTGCTGCAAAGCGTACAAACTACACTCAAATCATGAAAGAAACTTTGGCTGTAACAGGTACAGAGTTAACTAACCAAACTTGGTTTGATGGTTGGATTGAAGTTCCAGGTAGCGTAAACGGTTCTGAGCAAATTGCTAGCGGTAACAGCTGGTACAACTTGAACTGGATGGACATGGAATGGAGAATTGGCAAACAAATCTCTGGTGCGTTATTGTTTGGTGAAACTACAGTTGGTACTATCACAGATCCTGTAACTGGTTTACCAATCAGAACAACTAACGGTTTAATCCCTACAATCAAATCTTTAGGTAACACTGATACTTATGTACCAGGTGCATTCTCAGTAACTGATTTCGACGCTTATGGTCGTATCTTAGATAGAGAATATGCTGGTGAGTACGTAATGTCATTAGTATCTAAATCTTTCAGCGATGAAATCGAAAACACAATGGTTGCTTACTTAGCTAACACTAACATTATCTATGAAATCGAACAACAATTAGGTTCTAGATTTGGTGTTGATGGTAAATCAATCTCTGTAGATTTCAGCTACTTGAAGAAATCAAACAGAACATTTATGTTCAAGCGTATGATGGAGTTCTCTAACAGACAAACTTTCGGTATCAACGGTTCAATCACCGACGGTATGGGCGTATTCTTACCTATGAACAAGGTAAAAGATGCTAAGAGTGGTCAAATGTTAGATAACATCGGTGCACGTTACAAAAACTTAAACGGTTACTCTCGTAAGATGGAAGTATGGTCAGTAAATGGTGCTGGACCAGGCATGAAAGTTAGCTCAGTGGACGTAAACAAATCGTTCATCAGAACTGACATGGGTGCTCACATCATGGGTGCAAACCAAATGATCTTGGTAACTACCTAATCATAACTAAAACTAGTGTAAGGGGTGTAAAAAGCCCCTTACATTTTTTAATTTAAAACCAAAAAATTTATGCTATATATAAACAATGAATTGTTCAAAAGAACAACAAAAGAAGACAAGGACAGCTACGAAAAATTCTGTAGAGAATTTGACAAACACTTAGACCAATATGGTCGTATTAGACAAGACAATCCTATTATTTTAAAGTACGCCTCTCATTTGGTAAAACCAGATATGGATAACCCAGGCAAACTTGTAATGCCAAAAAGTATGAAGTTGAACTTTGTAGTTAACTCATTCTACAACGGTCAAATGGCTGAGGTAAGATACTCAAGAACAGCTGGTATCCCACAAAGAGATGGTAGTTTAAAATTTACTGATAATGGAACTCAAGTTGTTGGTGGTAGATTAGCTATTACTGACAATGACTTAGCTTATTTTATTTGGAGATTTTCAAGCCAAATCGTAACCAAGGTTGAAAACTCAAGCAATCCTTTAGCATTCTTTGAAGTTGAGAATCCAGAAGGCGAAAGAAGAGCTATTGCTAGAAAGAAAAACATGGAATCTACAATTACAGCTAGATTGTGGAATGAAATGGAAGATGGCGGCTTAAGCGATGAGGCAATCAAAACTGTTGCTAAGAACTTTATGATTCCTAATGTTGATGCAATGGATGATATTAATGAATTAAAGTTAATGCTTGAAAAGTTAATTAAGTTGAACCCAGCTAACGCTGATATCTTTTTAACTTTAACTGACAAGAAGAATGCTCCTAAGGAAGAAATTGCTGAAAGACGTAGTATTATAGCTAACGCTATTGAGAACGGTATTATTTCTCAAGACTCAATTAGAAAGTCATTCTTTATGATGGGTCCAGACGGTAAGCCAGAAGGCAAGCCAATCTTTACCTACCAAAAGGGTGAGAAAGATCCTAAGGGCGCATTGTTCATCTACTTGGAAGGCAAAAACCCAGAGATGTTAGATGAGTTAAAGAACTTACTATCTTTGAGATCAGCTTAAAATAGACATAATTATATAATTGGTGAAGACCCCTGCATAACTGTAGGGGTTTTTATTTGTAAACAACTTATTAAAATTTGGGGTATCTTTGTCAGATGAAAAAGGAAGTATCTAAGTTTTTAACCTTAAACTTATTTGACCTTTTCAAAAGTTTAGTAATGTTTGTATTGGCCGCAATAGGAGAGTTATCGATACAAGTTTTTACCATATTGTTAGAGCACTTAAAGTGGGACTTCAATTGGTTTAGAGTGTTTAACATAGGACTAGTAACTCTAATATCGTATCTGATCAAACAATACTTCACAGGAAGAAAGCAAGAACCAGAACCATTTAAGCCACAAAAGATAAGATAATATGGACAAAGTTACAATAGACAGGATATCTAACTTACACCCAAAATTAAAAAACGAAGCATTAGAAATTTACAAAGAAATATGTGAAGCCCTAACAGGCAGAGCATTATGTAGATTTGCATTTACTCTAAGAACAATAGAGGAGCAGGATGAGTTGTACGCTAAGGGTAGAACAAAGCCTGGCAAGATAGTTACCAATGCCAAAGGCGGTCAGTCTATGCATAACTATGGCTTGGCTATAGATATAGTGTTATTAGTCGACAAAGATAAGAACGGATCGTACGAATCAGCCTCATGGGAAACTAATGTTGACTTTGACGGTGACGGCAAGTCTGATTGGATGGAAGTTGTAAAAATATTTAAACTACATGGCTGGGAATGGGCTGGTGATTGGAAATTTGTGGATATGCCTCACTTCCAAAAAACATTTGGCTATAGCATAAAGCAACTACAAAAAATGCATAGATATGTAAATACACCATACCCAATAATATGAAAAAAGGTATTTATTGCATAGAGTGTTTAGTCAATAATAAAAAATATATCGGTAAATCTGTCGATATTAATAGTAGAATTGCGCACCATAAGAGTTATTTAAAAAAAAATACTCATAAAAACATATTTCTTCAAAATGCATTTAATAAATATGGCGTAGAGAATTTTTCATTTTATGTATTAGAAGAAATTGATGGATCAAAAATGGATTCACAAGAAGTTTATTACATAAGTAAATTCAATACCACAAATGATAAATTTGGATACAATCTTCAAAGCGGAGGAGAAGTTGGGTTTTCTCATAATGAAAAAACTAAAAATTACGTAAGAAGCCAAAGGGCTTGTAAAAAGGTGTATATGTTTACCCAAGATGGTTATCTTATAAAAGTTTACGACAGCATAAGTAACTGCGCAATATCTTTAAATGTATCCCCTTGTGATGTAAGAAGAACTATTTCTCAAAAACAAAGGCTTTGTAAAGGATTTGTGTTAAATGATGAAAATGTCTTTAGGCTAAGAGAAAGCAAAAGGTCACTTAACTACAAAAATCTATTTTCAAATAAATCTAAACTATGATTAAAAAAATAATTTCATGGGCATCTAAGTTGTTCCACGATGAACACGGTGCTCCATCATCAAAAAGATTTGCAGGCATATTGTGTACACTTACACTATGCGCAGCTACAATCATTAACTCATTCTACCCAAACATTAATCCATCGGCTACATTAGTTGATGCGATTACACTTATTACAGTAGGAGCCTTAGGTTTCACATCTGTTGACAAGATATGGGGCAAACCTAAAACTACAAAAGAAGATGGCCAAAACGAGTAAAAAAGGCGAAATAGCTAGAGAGTATCTAGCTCAATACCCATCCTCATCAATTAGAACATTAGCTCAATTGTTGATGGAGCATTATCCAACACTGTTTACAAGCTATAATGCAGCTAGGACATTATTAAGTCAGCACTCAGGAAGGTGGGCAAAAATTAAAAACCCAATTAAAACCGAAAGAGTTCAATCTCGTGAAAATCCATTTGGATTACCTGAGTCAAAAGCAAACGTTAGAAAGTTTGTAAAACTAGAGGGAGCTACAAGAGTATTGTGGTTAAGTGACATTCACTTCCCTAATCAAGACAATGATGCCTTGACAGCCGCCCTACAATTTGGTTTAGACAATAAAGTTGATTGCATTGTATTAGGAGGCGATATACTTGATAATGAGCCATTTACATCTCATGATGCGCCACCACCTTTGTATTCTGAAGTTAGAGAGTGGTTTGAAATGGTTGACAATTTTTTGGATATGCTTAACGAAAGATTTAAGTGTGCAATTCATTGGATCGAAGGCAACCACGACAATTGGTACAAAAGATATTTGATGAAAAAGGCTCCAGCTTTATTCCATGACGAGTACTACACACTGTCATCTAGACTAAAGCTAAGAGAAAAGAAAATTGTTTGGCACGATCAAAATGTGATTTTGATGGCTGGTAAATTACCGATGACCCACGGGCACATGGTTGTTAGAGGTGCATTTTCTCCAGTTAACCCAGCTAGAGGCGTGTTTACAAGACTTAAAGGTCCTATGCTAATAGGCCACTGCCACCAAACGTCTGAACACTCTGAGAGCACGCTAGAAAACGCAATCATTACAACCTATTCAACTGGCTGTCTTTGCACGCTAGCTCCAGATTACGATCCGTTCTGCGTAAAGCATAACCAAGGTTTTGCTATGATTGAAATCCAAGAAAACGGTAATTACAAGGTACACAACAGAAGAATTGATTATTTTACAAAGGAGATATACTAATGAGATATTTAATTGTTATTTTATTGTTGATAACTAGTTGTCAAGCTCTTAAAGATAAGAGAGCTAACAACAAAATGAACTGGTTAATAAAGAACCATTATCTTGGTGACACTACTCGTTGGGTGCACGATACAATCCAAGGCTTTAAAATAGATACAGTTTTTAAGGGTGATACCCTCAAGGAAATCGACACATTTACAATTGTAAAGGACGGAATTAAAACCGTCTCGGTTGTCAAGTGGAAAGAAAAAATTCTAGAGCAAACCTTAGTAAAAACCGACACAATTATTTCAATAAAGGTAAAAGAAAAGGTTCTGTATCAGACTGAAAAAAAGAAATGGTGGGATAGATATTGGGCAGGATTTGCGTTTGGAGTTGCTCTGATGATTTTACTTATCTTCTCAATATCGAGAATAGCCAAAAGCTGAAAGTAATTTATCAAACAACATATCCTTAAAAATGCTAAATTTGTTCCCAATAAACAAATACCATGGCATTTTCTGCTTCACAATTAGCAATAGCCCTTGAGTTTAACTACACAAACGGGCCAAAAAATTTCAGATTTACAGATAGCTCAAATTATGCTACCGTAGGTGGATACACCAACGTGCTAGGTAATTTAAAGGCTGTTGATCCATCAGGACTTCAGTTCTATAACAATACTTCGTATACCACACCAAATATCAATTATAACACGTCTCACACTTCAGCGTACTTAGGCGCATTGCCTTTGAACACTGATGGAACGGTTAAGACTGGTGACTATACGTTTACATACACAGCTAAGATTTTAAATGCTCAACAATCTAATTTGATCATTTCTAACGACTCAGCTGCAAAAACATTTACAATCTCTGGTGACTATACTTCAGTTATTTTAGATCCATCAGCTGCTAGCTTTTTTTGTGTTGACACAGTTACTACAGCATTAACAATTGTATCTGCTACTTATAGCGGTTCAACTAACTTAACGACTATAACTGTAACCCAAACTTTAGGCACATTAACTGCGTTAGCTACATTAACTTACACAGTTAACCAAATCTTTACAAATACATTTGTACAAAACTATAGCTACGTATCACCTACAGTTTGCTTAAACTGGGTAACAGATGAGTGCTGCTCAAGCATGACAATCACCGACGTTACAGTTTATCCAGCTGCGGCAACAGTAACTAGAAGCCACACTGTTAGCTACCCTGTGGGCATCACTCCTGCTAAAGCGGATATTCTTAGCCCACTACAAGAGTTAACCATTACTCCAATCTGGACTGGTACTTGGACAGACATTTTTGTTTCCGATATTACTAGCACCACTGGAATAATAACTACAATTGATGAAATCAAAGGTGTTAAAGAACATTTAGTATCTTCAAGCGATAGCTTGTGTCAAGTATATGGTTGCTTAACAAACATGGCAACTAAATATGCTGCCTACTTAACTACTGCCCCACAAAAAGCTCTTGAGATGTCTAAATACATTTCTCAAGCTTCAGCTGCTTACATGGCATACACAGTAGGTAAGCAATGTGGTAAACCAGACTATGAGCAATACTTAACAATTATCAGCGACATTGCAAATACTTGCGGCTGTGGCTGTAATTGTGCAGATTGTGCTGATGGATTGCCTCAAGAAGTTGTAGGCTGCTGCCAAAACGTAGGTGGTTCAGACTACGAAATTGCAATGACTTCAACTCCCAGTGGATCAATTACAATTAGTTCAACAACAGTTGGGACTACCACTACATTTAACATTGAGGTAAATGGAACTTGGTTGACAACTCAAATGAATACATTCATTGGAGCAACTAGCATTAACGCATTAAGCGATGTAAACACTGGCAATATTGCTAGCGTTACAGGCCAAGTGTTGATCTGGAACCAAGGTACTGGTCAATGGGAAAGAGGTACTCCTCAATTAGCTTTGGTTAATTTAACCGACGTAAATAGCACAGGATTATCTGATCAAAAAGTATTGTATTGGGATGCCGCAACATCTAAATTTAAATTTAAATTGTTAGCATCACCTTCAATCGCAACTTGCACAGACGTAACTTTAACATCTTTAACTAACGGCCAAATCTTAAAATGGAACGGTACTGCTTGGGTTAATGCTAACAACTTGTTTTCCTTGTTAGGAGACGTAAACGTTGGTGGTGTTGTTAATGGTCAGTCAGTAAAATGGGATAGCGGTACATCTAAATGGATTGTATACACCCCACCTACAACATTGGCTGCTTTAAGCGATGTAGCTTTTTCTGGTTTAGCCAACGGTGACAGATTTCAATATATAACTGGTACAGGTTGGACTAATATTCCTCAACCTTCATTTACAGCAATCCCATCTGCAAATTTTGCATCTGGGTTTGGTAACGCTGTGTCTGGGTTTTATCAAGCTGCATACAAATCAGATACATTAACAAACACAATTTACTTAAGAGGTGTTATTAGTAACTCAAACGCAGCTATCACAACAGTGGGCGTTTTGTTATGCACATTACCTTTAGGATTTAGACCATCAGCTACCGTTAACTTTATTACAACTGTAGGTATCAATAGCACTAACTTTATGGCATTTGGATCAATAAATTCACTTGGCCAAATCAATATATTTAGATATTATGATGCAACTGGGGTTATCCAAGGTGGCTTGCCAACTGGCGACATTAGCATTGACGGTATATACTTTTAATAAATGAACGTAAATCAAATAAGAGACTGGGTCAACTTTGAGCTTAACAAGCATCAATCAGGGAATACTCTAAACAAAGAGGAGTACAATCTCTGTTTGGCTTGGGCTAATGCTGAATACTTTAAAATTAAGTATGGCTTGCCAGAGGAGTATAGACCAGGTATGCCTTTGCCTAGACAGGCATGGGCTGTGTCTCAAAAAATAATAGACGATTTGAGAAGATTCTTGGTTGGCAAAGGTGGCAAAAACTTACCTCAGTTAACCATAGATATTAACGGCTATGCCGATCTTCCAGATGATTATATTCACTACAGCTCAATCAGATATAATGGCAGAGCGGTAGAAACTATTAGCAATGATGTTTTGGGTGACAGACTTCAAAGCAGCATTGTGTACCCAGACAAAAGTTACCCACTGTGTGTATTTTATGATACATATCTTCAATTTTATCCTAAAGATTTAGGTTATGTAGACTTTGATTATTTAAGAATGCCAATCACTCCTTATTGGGATGCTGTCATTGTTGATGATGAATATGTTTACAAGCCGTCTAGTAGCGTTCAATTGGAATGGCCAGACGATACTCACACAGATATTGCTAACTTAATTATTAAATACGCAAGTGAAAACATCAGAGACTTCGGAATGACTCAACTTGCTAAACAAAGACAAAACGACGGACAATAATGACTAAAGCACAATGGATAGAATTGATCAAGCGTAACCTAGACGGTGGCGACGCTCCTGCTGAACTTCGTGGACGAAATCACGAAAGAGAGATTGAGCTTTACTTGACAATGGCATTTGATACTGTATTAAACAGAAAGCAGACACAAACTCAAGAGATGCTTGCTGACATGGGTAAAGACTCATGGAGATACGATTCATTAACCAAGTCATTTGTTTTAGACATCTTAGAGGATACCACTAGAAACAGATATTACTCTACGCTTCCAGTGACTGTTATGTCAATTATTAACAACAACGGTATTAGAATGATTACACCAACTCAAGACGAGGGCGTAGCGTTCTTCCCAAGATGGCAAACAGATACATTCTTGATGGATGGATTAGATGTTAACCAAATGGTTGGTCTAATTTATTATACACTAGAAGGCAAGAAGCTATACTACTCTGGTGACATTGATTGTCATTGGAAGCAAGTATTGGCTAAGTTGGTTTTAAAGTTCAATGAATTTGAATTAACTGACGATATAGTGGTTCCTGATGGTAAAGAACTTGAGATAGTTCAAGTTACATTAGGATTAATGGGTGCTAAGGCTCCGATGGATATTGTTGACGACGGCACAGCAATACAAACAACTAAATAAACGAAATGGCGAACCAAGTAACATCATATTTAACTCTTATACAAGTAGTTAAGGCTTTCATGAATGAAAGAGGTGAGAAGACTCTTACCAACATGGAAAAGTATATCCAAATGGCTATAGAAGGCTATAGTGATATGCAATTATTTGAAATAAACACAATTGATGTTGCGTACTTAACGGTTAACCCAGATACATTAACAGCCGAACTACCTACAGACTTTGTTACAATGACAAAGATAGGTGTTAAGGTTGGCGATAGAATGTGGACTCTTACAATGAATAATGACATAATTATTCCTAGACAAGAGACAATCTGCCCACTACCAATTGAGGAGGTTAATGACCAAACAATGATTGAGGGCGGATATTTCTTTGCTCCTCACTACAGATACGGTAGATACACAAACACTCTTTACGGTGTTGGTGGTGGTTTTAATATAGCTTACTACAGAATAGACATGAATCGTCGTGTGATTTACTTTCACGGCAATGTGCCTAACAATGAGGTTATATTAGAATACAAATCAAGCGGAGTAAAAGCTGGCGGAGCATTAGTTCCAAGAGATGCGGCTCCTGCATTAAAAGCATATCTTCATTGGAAAACAGCTGAGTATGACTTCAGAATCCCAATGAACGAGAAAATGAGAAAAGAACAATTGTACGACAAAGAGCTATACAAGTTAAAGACTATTGAGTGTTCATTTAACATCACTGAATACCTTGACAATCAATATGCTACAATGTCTCAAGCACCTAAGCGTTAATGAAAGATCTAAGAGCATTCACTGGAGGATTAGACTACGACTCTGATTACAGATTGGTAGGACCGACGGACTACGTCGATGCAATAAACGTAACAACTGGTACGTCTGCAAAAGGTAGTTTAAAGAATATGTTTGGAAACGTAGAGATAAACTTTACGCTTCCAGACGGTGACAATACCTGTATCGGATCTCTTAGGAACATCAAGGCAAACTCAATAATTTATTTCGTATTTAACTCTTTAAAAAATCACTCTATACTAGAGTACAAATGCGACACAAAAGTTATTGAGCCAATATTAATACCAGTTGCATCTATACCTTTTACCACAGAGTTCTTAGGTTTTACAAAAGACAATAAGATTCACTCATCAAATGTTATAGACGATATATTAATGTGGACGGACAACAACGTTTCTCCGCGTAAAATAAATATCAAAAGGGCTAAAGACTTCTTGGCGCAATTACCGCCAAGTTCAATCACAACTCCATATGACAATTTAATTGCAACTGGAACAGCAGCTGAAAAGATTCAGTTTATTGAGTCTATTAAATACAAGCCATATTCAGAACCAGCAATTGGGTTAGGTTATGATCCTAACAGACGAACTAACTATATTAGGGAGAAAATGATTCAAGCCAAGTATCGTTACATTTATGATGACAATGAATACTCAAGATGGAGCGATGGATCATTCGTGACTTTACCAACAAACGCTGAAAACATTAACGGCACTTCATCTGCTGCAACTGAGAATAATTATGCAGCAGTTGTAGTAAACACTGGCCATCCAACTGTAAAATCAATTGAAATTGCATTTAGATTTGGCAACACAGATGTTTGGAGAAAGCTAGACTCTCCAATATATAAATATGATCAGGATAACGCAAGAATACTGGCCGATTACACTGATTATACATATAATTTTTACAATGACTCTGTTCTAATTGAGTTAGCTGAAGATTTTAATAACTATGACTCAATCCCACAATTATCTAAAACTCAAGAAATTATAGATGATAATAGATTGGTCTATGCTAACAATGTAGAAGGATATCAAAACCCAGCTCTAAATGTAGCTCTATCGCCTATCACTCAATTAGCTGACATGGGCGGATCAATATACATTTGCCAAGAATTGAGTACTGGTGCGGGAGGTTTTCCTGTTGGTTGGAACGGCCAAAACATAGCGTTCTCAAATGTTGCGTATCATCCAACGCCACCAACTACATATCCTAGAGGATGGATTTTGGTGCCTTCAACAAAGCCAGCAAATGTTGTAGCAGGAAGTGTTTTTTCATTTATTGTTCAAAGATCTGATGACCCAAACTTTGTTGCTGGATCATATAACTATGAATTTTTAATTCAATATACAATTACTAAGGATGATATAGATAATTGGAATACGACATTTATGAGCAATATATGTCAAACAATTATAAATATTGCTATGCCTAGCACTGTTAGGCAGCCTTCTGTAATAGTATATAATCCTGTACTTATATTAGTCGGTGATGATCAAACGATAAATACTGGTGAATATCAAAGAGTTCATACTGCTAGAATAATACCACCTACTCAAAAGAAACAGTCATACAAAAAAGGCGCTTGGCATACATTCGGAATTGTTTATAAAGATAGACAAGGTAGAGATGGCGGTGTTGCCACAAACTCTGCTTGCAATGTATACGTTCCGTATTTAACTGAATCAAACAAAGGTGACGCAGTCAATACATTAAATGCATATTTAACAAGTATTGATTTTCAAATAAATCATCAGCCGCCAGAATGGGCTTATGAATATGAAATAGTTTATGCTTTAAATAACTTAAATAAGTATACTCAATTCCTAATCAAAGGTGGCCCAAAAACTGGTATTGATGCTACAGGTAACTATAATATAGATTGCACTTATATCATTAATTATATAACCAAAGAAAGAATAAATCCGTCGGTTGATTTTCAGTTTGAAGAAGGTGATTACTTGAGATTTATATCAAACTCTGGATACAATTGTAATGACTACGTAGAAACAAAAGTTTTAGCTTTTGATACAACAACAAACATCTTAACAGTTAGTCCATACTCGCTTGGTAATGTTTTAGCTGGATTGACAAATGGTTCACAAGAAGGAGTTTTGTGCGAATTGTTTTCTTACAAAAAGAATGCAGACATAGAAAATAGACCATATTTTGCAATAGGTCAAACCTATAAAATTGGCAAATATGGAACAACTCAAAGGTATCACGACGCCAATAAGCAGCCACAAACCTCAACATTGCCTGCGATTGTTTCTTTAAACAGAGGCGATTGTTATATTTACAGAAGATATTATAACAAAAACACTGTAGAAACTATGGTTGAATCTGAAAACTTCTCAGATTCTTATCAATCTAAAAACATAGACATATCTGCTGTTTATGGTGTAATACCAGAAGGCAAGACAAAACGATACGAGCAAGGTATAAGATACGGTGGTAGATACTATCCAAATACTAATATTAATGATATCCTACAATTTAATGGATCTGATTACGATACACTAAATACTAGATACGGACCAATCAACAAAGTAGCTACCGTAGGCTATGTACTAAAGGTTCTTCAAACCAAAAAGAATACCTCTATTTATATCAATAGAAGTATGATATTTAACGCCAACGGTGACGAGCAGTTGACTTTGACCGACAAAGTATTGGGCAATAAAAACCCAAGCGAATTAGACTATGGTTGCGAGCATCCAGAAAGCGTTTGTGTTGATGATAGACAATTGTATTTTTACGATGTAAACAACGGTGCATTTATACAAGACGCAGCCAACGGTATGGTTCCTGTTTCTGAATATAAGGCTAAAACCTATTTTAGAAATATATCTGATAAGATCAAAAATAGCCCATACGTGTATGTGTACGCAGGTGTTGATAACTTTAATAACTACATTAACGTAACATTTATTGACCACAGTGAATCTCCGTTAATCGAAGATCAGACTATAGTTTACCATCCAATTGACAACAGATGGAAGTCTAGAATGTCTTACTTCCCAGAGTATTACGGTAGTAACGCCTTAGTATTTGTATCTTTCATGGATGGCAAGCTTTATGAGCACAATAGAGTCGATGCTCCTAGATGTAATTACTATGGCAACCAACACTCAATGAAGGTTAAGTTAGTATCTAACAAAGACTACCCTAAAATAAAAGTATACACCTCAATTGCAGTATATGCTGATAAGACATTTAGTTCTCCAGTTTTAGGCGACATCTCAATTGAGCCAAGTGTTAACTACCCTAACGGCATGGAATCTAGGCTTGTAGAGGCTAAGTGGAGATGGAAGGAAGGCGTTTTGTATGCACAATACTTAAGAGATGGTTTAACACCTAACTTCCCAACAGTTGACGAAGCTATCATGGGTGGTCGTAAATTAAGAGGCGAAACACTGGTTCAGCAAATAGAAAACACAGACACAGATGAGGCTACATTGTACTCTGTGATTGTGCACGGTGTAGACAGTGAATTGAGCAAATAATTTAAACAAGAGTATAATAAATTCATTACTTTTGTAAAATAAACGATTTATTACTATGGATCCAGTTACAATGATGTTGTTAGCTCAAGCAATCCCAGCAGGGATTCAGCTAGCCAAATCTTATAAGCAATCTCAACAAGCTAAAGAGTTGGAAAAAATGGGAAGACCTCAATATGAGATCCCCGAAGCTGTTCAACAACAAGTTAATCAAGCTAGATATTTAGCAAGCATGAGAGAGCTTCCTGGTCAAAATCTAATGGAAGCTAAATTGGGTCAAAATACTGCTAAAGGTATTGCTCAAATGCAAAATGCTTCAGCTAACTCAGCTGACTTAGCTTCAAACATAGCAAAATTGTATGGCGCCCAAAACGAAGGTGTTCAAAATATAGGCTTAAAAGCTGGTCAAAACTGGTTAGGCCAACAAGGGCAATTAAGTAATGCATTGAGAATGATGGGTCAATACCAACAACAACAATGGGATTACAACAAAAGACAACCATATGATGAAGCAAAAGCAGCAGAAGCAGCACTAAGAGAAGCTTCTTACAGAAACTTAGCAGCAGCTTCAACAGGTATCGCAAGTGGCATTAGTGGTGCTGCAAATATGCAATATCAACAAGAAAATCTTGATAAAATATTAGCTGCTCAAAATACTTATCCAAACTACACAACAAATACAAATTATACAAGACAGGATCAAACTCCAGGCTACGTAAAATATTTGCCAAAAGCAACTGAGTACACAACCGCGCCAGAAATGAATCTTCCGAAACCAAAATATGATTTTTACGGATTTCAAGCTGAGCAAAAATCATGGGACCCAATCACTAAAACATTTAGATAATAACAACAATGTTAGACGGTAAAGGTTTAGTATATCAAAAGCGAGCAGGAACAGGTTCGGCAGTTTACACAGGTCCAGCTGCTCAAATAGGAGCAAATCCTTTAGATGTTATTGCCAATCAAATACGAGTAGAAGGCAAATATAAAGTTGCTGAAGCTGCTCAAAAAAAGGCAGCTAACTTAAAAGCATTAAATGTAGACCTAGAAGGATGGGACTACGATAATAAAAGATACTTTGCTCAAATGGAGGACCAACTCAAAAGAGAAGGTGCTGCATTAGCTACAGCTGGTAAAGACTTAAATAACTTTGCTGATGTACAGGTTGCTGATTGGAGCAAGAAGGTTGACAAATGGAAAAAAGCTGCATTAGCTTCAACTAATCAAGGAGAAATGTACAAAGCTTTAGTGGACACAGCTTCAAAAGATCCTCAAAAATATGACTTAGAGGCTACTATGTTAGGGGGTAAAAAGTATATGGACATGACCCCAGACGAAAGACTAACCGTTGACCCACAAACATTATTGGTGCGTAGATACGATCCTTTAAAACCAGTCGAAAATTTAGATATTAATAAATTTACAGGTTTATATCAATATAGCACACCAACCTCAGAAATAAGCATCAATCCTTTAAAGGCTAAAAACCTTAAGAGAGAAATAGATGTATTGGCCGAAAACCCGCAAAACGCTGAATACTACGAATATAATAAAGAAAAGTTTGGATGGAAGAGTCTGGATGATTACAAAAACTATTTATTTGATTACGCCAAGAATCAGTACATGAAGAAGTATAGCGGTGGCGTAAAAGAAAAGTCAGCGGCTTCTGCTGGTACTGGATACCTAGACGTAACGCCTGCTACAGTTTTAGGCGAATCAACTCCATACGCTAGAAAAAACTCAACAAGAGGCTTAGACACAATTCAATTAGGCAATGTAAATGCTATAATATCTGGCAATGACGCTTATAGAACAAAAGATTACACCAGACTTGGAAATGATACTAGAGAGGTTAAATCTGGAGCAATGGTAAACGTTGTCGTTAACGATGTTGGCGAAGTGTTGTCTATTCCATACTACCCAAGCGATCCTAATAAGATAGTTAAATACTCTATTTACGATAAAACAACTGGTAAAGACGTAGAGCTTAGTGGCACACACGATCAAATATCAGCTCAATTAGTTAAAGGTACATATGGTAAATACCAGCCTATGATATACGGTCTTACAGATGTATACAAAGGTGATGGTGAAACACAACAAGACGAGGCGATTTGGGTGAATCCAACAGCGATTATAAACGGGGTAAATGGAGCTAAGTTTGCGCCAGCTTACTATGAATTAGTTAGAAGAGCAAACGAGCGTAACAGTAAAATACAAGGTGATACTACTTTAAATACTACTCAAAACACTCAAGGCGCTCAAACATACGACCCTTTGAATCTTTTCCCAGTCTTCGACCCTAGCAATTCACAGCAAGGAGTTGAGAAACAAAATTATTATAGAGGTACATACGATTATGGTAAATGACGATTTAATATTAAACGAAAAAGATAAAGCTAGACTTGATAAAATAGTCAGCAAGATGATTGCAAATAAGGAATCTGACGCCAACATTCAATTTGTTGTCAATGATTTTAAAAGCATATACGGTTTAAAAAAAAAAGACTTTTCTCAATCGGATTTGGGAAATGGCGAATCGTTATCTCCTTCTACGCAGGTTAAACCACCAAAGGTTGAGGCAGCTGATGAGGCACCAGTAAAAGAAAAATCATTTTCCGAAATGATAGGGGAAGGGTTTGCTAAAAACAGACCTTTAACTGAAAGAGATGTTCTTAAAAAAGAAACAGCTCCTCCAATTGTAGAAAAAACAATAGAGGTATCAAAGGATAAAACATTTGGTACTCCAACTTATACTGAAAAGGTAAAGGTAACTAAGCCAGAAAGAGAACAATTATCTCCTCAAATAGAAGAATACGCTGGTCAAGGCCCAGTAACCCCAAGCGCAAAATTATCAGAACTTCCAAGCTTAGCTGGTCAAGCTTTGGTAGAATCATTTGTATCTCCAATATTTAAAACAATTGGTTTATCTCAAAGATATTTAACAGACGAGTTGGCTATGAGATACCCAGAAGTATCTTCAGCAATAGGAATAGAGCCTTTTAGTAAATCAAAAGCTAAGGATTATTCAGCCTATAAATTAGGCGAAACCGTCGACAAAATAACAGAAGAATTTTTACCTGTTTCTGATCAAACAAAAGAATCATTTTTAGGTCAATTAACTTCTGGTGGAGCATCATTGGCTGGGTATGCTGGGTTAGCAGTTGTAGGAACAGCTACAGGAGCTGGCGCTGTGTTATTACCTGCCGTAGCTGGTGCTATGCAAAACGGAACATCTGAATACGAAAGAGCGTTTCAAAGCGTATCAGATGCCAAAGAATTAACCGACAACGATTACTTAATAAAATATGGCGCTGGCAAAGACTACAATGAAGTTCTAGCTCAAAAACAATATTTATCTCAAAAGAATGCTGATGATGTAGCTTTTGATACATATTTAGGCGCTGCGATGATTGGTACTCTAGAAGCAGCCCCAGTAGCCAATTGGGCAAAAAGATTTAACGTTGCCACAGGAGGAACCTTTAACAAGGTAATGTCATCAAAAATAAAAGACATAGCTACTTCATCTGCGGCTGAAAAAGCCATGATTGGTGCCTTTGAAGAAGGAACAGAAGAGGCGTTAATGCAGTATTTAACAAATGCAAACGCTATAACTGTATATGATAAGACAAGAGATATTTGGGAGGGTGTAGCTGAAAACGCTACTATAGGATTTTTATTAGGCGGTACTTTAAACGGATTGACACACGTTGTTCAAAAGAAATTACAACAACCAGGCAATACGCCAAAAGAGCAAGCTGTTTTAGAAAAAACATTAGATTATCTAAAAGAACAAGAGCCTTTAGTAAAAGATATAAAAAGCGATGAGTTAGTCAAAGCTAAAAGCGATATCCCAGAAGTTCAAAAATTAAAAGAACAAAAGATGGGGCTTGAGATGGATTATGCTGATACAAAGGTAGATCCAGCTTTAAAGCCAGATATAAAAACCAAGATAGATGAAATCGACAATAAAATAACTGATGCCAAAATAAAAGATCAAGATGACGCAGTTGTTAATATGGATAAATACGGTGATAGAGTCGCTGTTGAATCTGATATTAAAAACTTAGAAAAGCAAAAGGAAACCTTGACTCCAGAATCAGCTGCTATTGTTGATCAAAAAATAGCAGAAGCTACAAGTTTATTAGAGTCTTTAAAAGCTCCTGAGCCTATCGCAAAGCTTAAAGAAGAGGACAAAGCTATAGCTAAAATAGAAGATGAATCATTGGCTGACAAGTTACGTAGATTACCAAATGTAGACGTAACAGAAGCTGGGACTGGGACAATATATATAACAAATAAAAACACTAACAAACGCGTTAGAGTATCTGATCATGAACCTAATTTTGGCGCACCAAGATCTACTGAATATACAGAGATATACACAAAAGATGTTAGTGGCAAAGAAATAAACAAGCCGCATGAAATAATTGAAAAGGTTTCAGAAGTTTTAAGCACTCCAATCGAAAGCGATCTTAAAGCCTATGTTAAAGAGTCAAATAAACAGCAAGTAGAGCTTAATAAAAAAGCCGAACAAGTAAAGACAGAAAATGAGGCTTATCAACAAGACTTAGCTAAGAAAAAAGAATCACAAATTCCATTTATAGAAAAAAATATAAATGAACTAAACAAGATCAAGGATGAAGCTATTGCATATGGCGATGAAGGCAGCGATAGTAGCAAAAGGAATAAGCGTCGCAGGAATTACTTTAAAAATGCAGTAAAAGAGAAATTCAATATTGAATTAGAATATTCTGATTTTAATGAGCTGAAAGATAAAATAACTACTAAGAAGTCTGAAGTTAAAGCAGTTGTCGAAAAACCAACAGCTGAAGCTAAGCCTTTAACTAGTGGCGATCAAGTTCAACTTGAGCCTAGAATAAAAGGGGGTATGCCTAGAATCATGGAGTTCAAGGACGGCACATGGCAACAAAAAATAGGCAACGAATACACAGCAGTATCAAAAGAAGTACAACAAGAAGCACAAAATTTATATGATAGTCAAAACAAGCAAGGGATATCAGGTAAAGTCGGAATCAGGCAAGAACCTGTCAAAACCGAACCTATCAAAAGAGGCGGCAAAGAAGCGCCTAGCCCAAGTAGAAATGTTCAAACATCTCAAGAAGTAACCACTGCTAAAGAAACCAAGGCTTTAACACCAATTGCGGAAATAAAGTACGAAAACTTATCGTATACTCCAGGCAAAAAAGGTGATCTAGATTTAAAATATCAAGACGATAGTAAAAAGGATTTTTGGAAAAGCGATGGACAGATGCCACCAAGGTCATCTATGCCTAAGCAAATGACAAACGAGGACTACGATACCTTAAAAGGTATGTTTGCATCCCTTAACACCCAGAGGTTTATATGGAATTATTTGCACACAAACCCAGACGTGTCATTCAATCAGGTGTATATAGACACTACGAATGCCTTCTTGCCAGAAGGTAAAAAAATTCCTTATGTAGACAATCCTACTGCTAAAAAGCTAATCGCATTAGCAAATAGCAGAACAGTAGAATCTTTCAAAGAAGAAGCTGAAGCAATAATTAAAAATGAGCCTGTAAAACTTGTTAAAAAAGAAACTGTAGAGCCAGTTAAACAAGAGGTTGAAGCTCCTAAAACATTTGTTAGAGAAGAGTATTCTCCAGTAACCAAAAAAGACATCAGCATTCCAAAGTTTACTAAGGACGAGGCTATAGATTACGAAGAGGATTATAAGGAAGGCGACAATGGTCGTTCATATGCATACTTAGCATCAGTAAAGGTTCCTGTAACAAATGATGTTACTGGAGATGATATTGGAGCATTAGCAAAAGTAAAAGACGAAGATGGCAACATTTCATGGAGAGCTGAAGATGCCGATGGCATGGAGCTAAGTGACGAGGATTTTGACACTAAAGATGAGGCTATAGAAGCTATTCTTAAGAAGCATAACAAAGACGCTGAAAAAGAGCACAATAAGGAGCAGAATAGGTTAGCTAAAAAATTTGAAAAAGAAGCTGCCAAAGAAGCTACTAAAAAAGCCAAGGTAAAACCAGAAGCTAAAGGCAAGGATAGATTCATGGTAGCTATCAATAAAAACCTACCAGCAGATCAAGCCGCTGAGGTTGAGTCTATAATAAACGATGCCTTAAATGATATCAATGCCACAACATCTGAAGTTGTTAACATAGAAAAAACCATCCCACAAGATGTACCTATGACGCCAATTGTGGTTAGCAAAGATGACGCAAGGCCTGAGGCTAGTTTAATGAGAGATCTTTCGGTTCCATTAGATATGATATATGGCAAAACAGTTGGTATTGGTATGTCTGATACATTAACAACAGGCGAAAGAACAGTTCCAGTTTACAATACTGAAACAGGCAAGGTGTCTGATCAAACAATTAGAGAAGAGGGTGGAATTGGATATCCATTCAAATCCTTACTTGACTATATAAATGGTAAAACCAAGAATATTTCTGATGTATTTGGCTGGGCCGCTGTAAATATTAATGCTGCGTCTGGAATGATTAACGCTGCCAAAAAAGCAGATAAAATAACAGGTAAGGAATTAAAAGCTCATTACTTCAAATCGCTAGGCTTAAACAAAGCAAAATTATCAGCAGAGCAACAAGCTCAAAAACAAAGACTTGAAGATGGTATTCCAGACAAAAAGGAATACGGCCTTGTAACTATATACAAAATGGGCGATGATGGCATTAAGAGTAATGAAGCTTACACACGAGAAGCCTTTAGGCAAATTGAGGTAACTTTAAATGATGCTGAAAAAGCTGAGTTTTTTGAAAAGGCTAAACAAAGGCTTGAGCAAGTTAAATGGGAAGGGAAAGAAGAATATATTGATAAGCTTAAGACAGCTAAAAACTTCAAAGAGTTTGAAGATATGCTACATGGCCCGTCATCTGATCTTAATTTAAGATCTAAAGCTGATATTATATCTAGAGTATTTTTATCAACAGAATCAACAGAATCTAAAGAAGATAAAAATCCAGTAGGATATCTATTAAAAAGCAAAGGCATTTCATTGGAAAGCGTTGCCAAGGCTATAGAAGAGCCAGCTATGGATGGTGTATTGCCAGGTCAAATGATGTTATTGTTAGCCATTGATCCAGACGCCCAAACGATTGTAGATACCGAAAGAAAAAGACATAAGAACTATCCAGCTGGTGTAGTAGGTTTGCCTGTTGGTTTATTTGAAGAGACAGCTATGTTCCACAATTTATCTCCACAGATGATGGATACATTTGTTAAGTCATCTACATCTGATAGAGATAGTTTTGCTACTAAAAAAGACCCTGATACTGGCAAACAATCAACCGTTACAGTAGTAGTATCTCAAAATCTTGATGGCACATATAAGGCAGAGGAGTTTGGTACAGAGATAAAACAAGTGCCTGTAAAAGATACACTTAAAACAGTATCCGCAAAAGCCAAAGGTAAGGAAGGTGAGAAAAGAGTTATTTTAGATAAAAAAGGCAATCCTGTTACTGCGAATAGCAAAGAGGATATGATTAAAAAACTAAAAAATCTTGGTTATCAGTTTTCTAAGGGTGGGTTAAAAGCTCCATATAGACCAAATATATCTGGTGCTACATTTAATGACCTTATACAAAAGGCAAAATCAGCTACATTAAATATATTTGATAAGCCACAATTATCGCCACAGCAAAAGCTTGTTAAATATCTACAAGCTGCATTCCCTGGCATTGTAGTTGAAATGAGTGCTCAAGAAGCTGAGGCAAGCAAATCAATGTACACAGATCAAAAGCTGTTTACAAAGAGTAGCGACGCTCGTCCTTATGGATTTATCAGAGAAGGCAGAGTGTATTTGGATCCTACGTATTTAAATAACAACACGCCAATTCATGAGTTCGGTCACATATGGACATCGTTTGCCAAGAATTATAGGTCAGATATTTATGCTAAGGGTGTAGATTTAATTAAAAATAGCTCGTACTATAAAGATGTATTAGACAGCTTAGATTATAGAAAAATTGTTACTGGCATATTTGGTGAGGACGCCATAATCAAAACTCCAAATGGGGAGTATATTGCTAATCCACAATCAGCTAGCTATGCCGATGTGAAAGATTATATATATGATGAAGCATTAAGCACAGCTATTGGTGACAAAGGTGAGATGTTTGTAAACCAAGCTCAAAAATCAGCATTTAGCAGATGGTTAGAATTGTTATTCTCAGCTGTCAAAAAAATAACTGGATTTGAATCATTTACAGATGAGGAGTTTAAAAACATAACATTAAATCAATTTGTTGACGCAGCTGTAAAAGAACTTCTTGGAGGCAAGAAAATTAGCGGCATAAAAAGTAAAGACATAGCTAAACTAGATGCTACTGAAAAGTTCTTGTTTGCTGGCGAGAAGGGAATCCAACGATTAGAAGCTGCAAATGAAGTTGAGACAAAACTAAACTTCTTAGATATAGCCAAAAGAATGCGCTCAGAAGGTATGTCGGCTAAAGACATCAAGGTCAGAACTGGCTGGGAAATGGGTGCTGATAAAAAGTGGAGATACGAACTTCCAGAAACTAAAATAAATTTTGATGTAACAGATCTATTAAACGCTGAAGTAAATGGATATTATTATGTATCAGCTAGCAATGATTTTGTAAGAAAGCCAAAATTCGATGAGGTTATTGGTGAGGATAAAAATGGCATAAAGGTTAAGCTTTCTGATACCGAAGGTGCTATAGTTTACCCGATGGAACAATTTATAGGCAAAGGCAGTGAATTTGAGAAAGCTTATCCTGAGTTAATGTCAATTAAGGTATATGTAGCTACACCTGGATCTAAACTTTCAAATGCAGCAGGACCTGGGACTATTGGCTATTTTGACAGATTTAACAATAGAATTGTATTAAACTCTGAGGCGTTTAAATCGGTAGAAGACATGAGGTCTACATTCTTCCATGAAGTGCAACACGCAATACAAATCGAAGAAGGGTTTGCATTAGGTGCTAGCCCTATGGGTTTTGAAGTAGACGAAAAAGCTGCCGCTGAAGCTGAGAGAGATTTAACAATACTAATGGATTTGTATGATAACAATACTATAGCTAGAGTAGTTATCAACACATTCCCTAAATTTGGAGGTGCATCAGATGCTGATTATGATAACTATGTCAACAATACAGCTATTAAAAATAACATAAAACCATTAACATTCTTACACGCCATAACCGAGGTTACTAAACTTATAGGTGATTACCCAACAAGATCAAACTATGATGCAGCTATCAAGAGGTTTAGAAGCATAATGAGAGATAACGATGCATTTGCCTTGTATAAAAGAGCTGCTGGAGAAGTGGAGTCTAGAAACGTTCAAACAAGAATGGATATGTCACCGCTTAAAAGAAGAGCTTCTTTAATGGAAGACACCGCTGACGTAGCTAAGGAGGATAGAATCTTCTTATTTGATCAAGCGGAACAAGCTTACTCAGCTTCTGCTACACAAAAAGAAACCACTAAAGCACCAGTAACTAATGTTGAAAAAACATTCAGCAAAGCAACTGATTTGTTCTACAAGATTAAAGGAACTGAAGGCGCAGCTAAAAGAAAGGCATTGGCTGACGAAAGAAAAGCGTTAATGAATGAAAACCCATCGGTTAAGTTTATTGATGACAACATTAAAAATGTCCTAGATCAACTTGAGGCAAAAGAAGTAGCAACAAGAAAAGGAAATTGTCCTTAAATTTGTGCTATGTTAAAACCAAAAGTACTACCTCAGGAAATAGTAGACTTATTATTACCTAGGTTAAAGGATGAATTTAATGCTTACTACCTATATAGAGCAGCATCAAACTGGTGCCAAAACGTAGGTTTCTTTAAGGCTGCCGAGTTCTTTGCCGCTGAGTCTACTGACGAGTTAGCACACGCCAAGTTGTTAGAAAACTATCTAATAGATTGGAACGTAACTCCAGAGTTGCCTACAATTGGTGAACCTAAGCTTGAGTTTTCAAGTTTAATTGAGGTTATCGAATCAGCCTACAAGGTAGAGTACGTATTGTACGAAGAGTACGAAGATACTTCAGCTAAGACATTAAAGCTTGGAGACGTTTGTACCTTTAACTTTCTAGCCCAATTCAATGATTTTCAGCGCAAAGCAGTTGCTGAGTATTCAGATAAATTAAATATGTTAGAGGGTGTTTCTGGTAGTAAGTTTGAACTTTTATTGCTAGAGAAAAAACTATTCTAATATATGGCATCTCCATGTATCATATCATATAAGGGTAAAGACTACTCTTATGAAGAGTTTGCAACAATGCTGCATGACGGCTTGTTGGATAAACTTGTAGAAAACGGGACAGTAACTGGTATAGAAAAAACAACTGGTGTAAACAGAGTAATTGATGCACTAGAATCTTTAAAATTTAAAAACAAGCCTGGGGTATTATATTCAAACCCATTTGGCGTTGCTCAAGCCGTTTGGAATGCAGCAATAACGACAATGCAGGCATCCATAAAGGCTGGTGTAACTATTGCCAAAGCTATTGATGATTTTATAGAAGAAATCAAATCTAGAGCTGACGAGCATGGCCCAGAGTATGATTCAGATAAGCTTAAGCAGTTTATGCAAGAAAAGCTATCAGCCCCAATAGAGTTAGAGAAGAAAGAGATTGAGGCAGGCAAACGAGCTAAATCATTATTAAACAGAGGCTACTCAGCTGCAACAGATGCTAGATTAAGAGAGGCTATAGCTGAACAAGGTTTAGAGTACGACATTGAAAGATGGGATGTAGCCAAGAAGGCTGCAAGTGACTTTATAAATCAAGTAGGATTTGAGGGTGCATTAGATGCGGTAAGAAAGAATATGATACCAGGCGGAAGCGCTGCTTATGTTTGGGCTCAGTTAATCGATACTGTTACATCTGATATTGAGTCAACAACAGACACTGAAGCATACGAGCAAATGACCAAGTTCAAAGCTCAATTAATGAACGAGTTTAGTAACAAGGCTACAGAGTCTGGTAGATTTAGTAGTGCGTTACAAGACGTTTATAGTCAATATGAATTTACGTATGATGCTGATTATCAGATAGAAAAGTTTAAGAGAAACAACAACGGTGAAATCTCAAAAGCAGAGGAAGCTAAGTTCAGAGAACTATCTGACGATATAAAAGCTATAGACAAAGAGATCGCTAAGAAGGCTGAAGAAGCTGACCTTGAAAACACTCAGCAAGCAATAGATATAATAGACCAGTCTGAAGAAACAAAGAAACCGTCTCCAAAAGAGGTAGCCAAGAACATTGCCAATAAGATTAGGAACGGTAAGATAAACAAGCCGTCTATATTCTTGTCTAGCTCTCCTGGTGCACTGGTTTGGGATGGAGCTATTGAAACAGTGGCTAAAACAGTTGAGTTATCTGGCGATGTTGTTGAAGCTATTAACAAAGGTTTAGAGTACATTAAAAGGTCTAAGTGGTATCAAGACTTAGATGCTAAGAAAAAGTCAGACGCTGAGAAAGCATTTAAATCAACAGTAAAAGAATTATCTAAGCCAGACAGAGAAATATCTGTGGTAGACGGCAAGATAATGGTACCACACGAATTAATTAAAAAATTAGTTAAAGGTGGCGCTAAAGATATTAAAACATTAGTTGAAGCTTTAAAATTTGAGCTAGCTGATGAATATCCAGATATTACCGACAGACAAATAAGAGATGCGGTAACTCAATACGGTAAGACTAAAAGCGTAAACAAAGACGAAATCGAGACGGAAATCAGAAAGATGAAACGTATCGGTAGAATAACTTCTGCGCTAGAAGATATTGCCGTTGGTAAAAGACCTTTAAGATCAGGTCAACAAAGGGATAAGATGGATGCTGAGGAAAGAGCTCTCATGAAAGAGCTTAAAAGAGAATTAGCAACATTGCCTATTGACGAAGGCGCTAGTGCAAGAGAATTAAAAACTGCACTAGATGCTGTTAAATCTAGGCTAAGAAATCAGATAGAGGATATTGAAAGAGAGATTGAGACTGGCGAAAGAAAAGCCAAGTCAGAAGGTGTCCAGTATGATGCCGAGGCTAGAAGCTTAGCAGATCAAAGGGATGACTTAAGGAAAGTAAGAGATGAAATCTTTGGTGTTCCTGAGTTATCTGATCAACAAAAAGTAAACTTAGCTGTAGCTGCATTAGATAGAGCGTACGATAAGTTAGCTGAAAGGATAGCCAACAATGAATTAGTGGCTAAAAAAGCCCCTAAGGTAAAGAGCCCATTAATAGATTCATACAGGGAAAGATTAAATACCCTAAAGGAGCAAATGAATCAGCTTAGGGAAGAGGCTGGTTTGCCAGAAATGCAAAGACTTGCTAGAGCTAAAATGGCTGCTACCAAGAGAATTGATCAACTGGAAACAAAAATCAAGAATAAAGACTTCTCTAAAAAGAAGATTGAACCAGTTAAAGCTGATAAGGAGTTGAAAGACCTTAAAGACAAAAAGATGCTCTTGCAAGAAGAGTATGACAGGATCCAATATGAGAATGAATTAAGAAACAGATCTAAGGCTCAGAAAAGAAGAGACGCATTACTTGAGGCTTGGGGTTTGAGTAGAGCTTTACGGGCTACCAGTGAATTTTCAACTGTATTACTGCAAGGTGGTAAATACTCAATAACTAACCCTAAGCTAACACTAGAGGCACTAAAAACTGCATTAAGTCATTTTGGTAGCGAAAAAAGATCTATTGAATGGGAAAGATATATTAAACAACAAGATTATTACCCTATATTAAAAGCATCTAAACTTGCTATCACTGAAACTGACTATAAAGCAACATTAAGAGAAGAGATGTTTATTAGCCAATGGGCTAATCTTATTTGGGACTATGCTGGATTGCCGTTAAGGTTATTTGGTAGCAAAACATGGGAAGCCTGGAAGTCTGCGAACTTATTGAAATCTTTTGAAAGAGCTACCACTGGGTACATGAACACAATAAGATTGGCGGAATTTCTGAGAGGAATGGAGATGCTTGAGGCAAAGGGACAGTTCTTTGATACAGACCCTGAAGCATACAAAAAAATGGCAGATGTTGTTAATACACTTACTGGAAGATCTTCTTTAGGAAAACTAGAGTCGGTATCAAAAGAGTTAAGTTTTGGATTTTTCTCTGCTCGTATGTGGGCATCTCAATTAAAATTAACAACACCTTATTTTCTTTTTTATGTAGCTCAAAAAGGCGACAAAAGCACACCGTGGTATAAACCATCAATAGCTCAGAAAATGGCAGTTGGTGATTTTATGAAATGGGTAGGAACCACATTTGCAATTATGATATCAAGTGTTGCCCTATATAATAGTTTTAAAGATGATGATGACGAGGAGATGACAATTGAGATGGATCCTAGAAGCTCAGACTTTTTAAAAATAAAAATTCGTAACACAAGGATTGATCCATGGGCGGGGCATTCTCAATTAATAATTCTTCAATCAAGATTAGTGATGTCAGGCTTGGATCCAGAAAGAGCAATTAAAAAAAGTGACGGTAAATTTTACCCACTAGGCCAACCGTATAAAACACAAACTATGGGTGGTTTAATTGGACAATACGTTACAAATAAATTATCGCCTTCAACATCATTGCTATACAAGATGTTAAATTCTCGTGTTAAAAAAATAGATGGCGAGATGGTTAGGGTAAATGAATTTGGACAACCATTGCCATTCCCAGAATCAATAGCAGACAATATGTATCCTATTTATTACGAAACTATAAGTGAATTATATAAGGATCAACCAGAAACTGTGGCTACATTTTTATCAGGCGCAGCATTCTTCGGATTAGGCGTACAAACCTATGAAGACAAAAAACGTAAAGACAAATGATTAGATTAAATACACCAGACGAATCACTAAGAATAACCACGATATACGCACAGAAAGTGACGTACACGGTGGTGTATACCTATAACTTTAGGG